TCATGGCATGGTTAGGAGTAGCATTGCTATTCGTAGGTTTGCTAGTAGATATCGCTACTAAGTTTGAAACAACAGGTGTAGGAACTGATGAGAACGGCGACACAAGAGGTTGGTCTACTTTTCAAAACCTAACAATGTATTTCATGCTACCTGTATTCGTTCTTTTCCAACTAGTAATGGCATGGAGAGTTTACTCTTACATGGCACTAGGTGGAGCTGAGGGTGCAGTTATCATGGAAATCATTCCTGGTGTTATCACAATGACAGAAGGCATATCAGGTCTTAACTTGATAGGTGCTACATTATCATCTGGTATCTTTATCGGAATCGGAATCATTTACGGACATGAGTTATCTCATACTAAAGGATTCGGTTTTACAATTTCTAGATTGATGATGGCATTATCTGGTTCAGCACATTTCTGCTATGCTCATGTATACAATCATCACTTAGAACTTGCAAGTGAAGATGACCCTGCTACGGCACCAAGAGGTCGTACAATCTATGGTCACTATCCACTTTCATATCTAGGTCAATCAAAATTTTTATTCAACATGGAAAAAGAAAGACTTAACAGAATGGGTGTATCATTCATTTCATGGCAAAACCGTTGGATTAGAGGTTATCTAATGGCAGTTCCTACTGTTGCACTTTTCTTTGCCGCTGGTGGTTGGATAGGTATGGCTTGTCTAGCAACAATTTGGGGTATCTCAAACTTTGAACTAGAAGCACTTAACTATCTAGAACACTACGGATTAATCCGTGTAAAAGACCAACCAATTGACTACAGACACAATTGGGATAACAGTACTGCTTTCACAGCATGGTTCTTTATTGAAATCGGCAGACAAGCAGACCATCATGACAGAGGAGAAACTCATTTTTGGGAACTTGAAAATGTCGGATGTCCTAACACAGGTTGGGGTTATTTCGTGGTCTTCTTCATTGCACTAGTTCCGCCAATATGGCACTGGTACATGAGAAAAAGATTAGCTGCATGGGATGAACACTTTGCAACTGATGAAGAAAAAGCAATTGCAAATAGAATCAACGCTGAAGTAGGGTACGAAGGAACACCTTTCGCAGGCGATGTATTGCAAGACGCTGGTAATGTAGACTTAGGTCTCCGTTCCGCTAAAAAATAAATAGATTTTATATCTAGGGAGAGGTCATCAAGACCTCTCCTACAAAAATTATGAACATTATTGATATCTTTAAAACACCTTTATTTACATGTAATCTAGATTCTACTAGACACATGATTCCTAAATTAGAACAATATGCATATGAACAAGAGAAGTATAAATCAGGCAGAAATGTAAGTAATGTAGGCGGTCATCAAACAAACTTTATAACAATAGAAGAAGAACCACTATACAAAGAATTAGTAGATTTACTCATAGATGAAATTAGAGGCGTGGTTGTTGCTATGAATTATCACTCAGAAAAACAAATAACAATCGGCAAATGTTGGATTAATATTAATAGAAAAGGTCATTTAAATATGCCACATATACACCCCAACACAGATTTTGCAGGTATATATTTTATCAAAACTGATAGTAATACACCTATAGGATTTAAAAATCCAGACCCTATGATTCAACAATATGAATATAGATACACCGATTATAATGCATACAGTACAGAAAGTCATATCTACTATCCAAAAGACAATGATTTCATCATGTTTCCTGCTCATATTGAACATTGGGTGGATGTAAATGAGACAGATATACCAAGAATATCACTAGCATTTAATGTAAAAATAGTCTAATTTGACTACGACATCCTTTGCACGAACAAAATGTCGTATAGCTTCTACGAAAAATCAATGACTTAGGCGAGCAAATAACCGAAAAAAAGCTTGACATATACCGTAAAATGTCCTATAATATAAGTATAAATTAACTTAATGGAGACACAAACTATGACTATGACAATGCCAAAAAATGTAAAATTTGAGAATCTAGAAAATCCCAATCCTGAGATTAATGATTCTTTTCTTTATCTATTTAGAAATACAGTTAAAAATATTAACTATATTGGAATACATAAAGGCGAACCTTTAGATGGATATTGGAACTCATCTACTTCAGAAGAATTTAAATCTGATTTATTGAAAGAAAAAAATGATTTCTTATATAAGATTTTAGATTATGGAACATATGAAGAAATGCAAACTTTAGAACATAAAAAACTATCAGATGTGGATGCTAAAAACAATCCTAATTGGTATAATAAAACTAATGGTGCTTCATCTAAAAGTGTTACAATATTACCTGAAGATTTAGAGGATATTGCACAATTTGTAGATAGTATTAGAAGTGGTGAAGACTTACCTTATGGGTTAGTAAAGACACCTAATGTTAAGATAGAAGATATCATGTCTTATAAAAGACATCAAAACAGAGAACAAGATTATAACCCTGCTCATAAACTAGACTTACAACAAAAGTTTGATGATAGAGGGGGTGATACATCGGGTTACTATGCAGTCGTTCTTGAAGATGTATTTTGGATGGGCGAACACTATGACCATTTAAAAATAGATGGTAACCATTCTGCTCGTGCATGTCAAGATTCTAAAATGGCTGAATTTTTAGATGTAATATATGTACCTAAACAAGTACATGAAAAATTATTTTCAACAGACAATCATTTAAATCTTGGTGCTTCTTTATTCAATAAACAAGTAGAACAAAAAACTCTTAATACAACCATAGAGGATGCTGTAAAACAAGTTGTTATGATGTTAAATGATGGCTATACAACAAAAAATGCTGTAGTTAATAAATTTCTTGAACTTCATAGATTTACATCCTCACAATGTAGAAGTATTAGAAAACAAGCTAATGATACTTATAAATTAAACACATCACATATTCATCAGAACTGGATACAATGGGGGATGGAACCATACAAGTCTAAATTAGACACTAGACTTAAAAATCTTAATGCAAAAGATAATGTATATGCATGTGCTAAATCTACTAAAAGTTTGTCTTATTGGCATGAGTTAAGAGAAATTGCCATGATAAATGAAAATGCTTCAGATAAAGAAAAAATCAAATTTGTACAGATTTTCTTACATCATACTAGTAGTAAAAATAAAAAATTACATGAACCTAATCGTGCTAAAGATGAAAATGCGATAAAGTTTTTACTTGCTAAACATGACATTGAAGTAAACATTGAGTATCTCCAAGAGACAAAAGATATATAATTGCAGTAACGAATCTTATAAATAGTATTGTCGATTTTGAATAATACATTTATGGATTCGTTATATATATGGAACAATTGGGAGACACATGTTTAGTTTTAAAGGATATCAGACTAAGGCAAAGAATAAGCACTTAGAACATCTAGAGGACCAGATTATAGATGAGGGTTCAAAAGGTGGTCAAAATGCTGTAAACTTCTTGGTTGCAATTCGCAACATGCTAGCTGGCAAGTCAAATAAAAAAGTCAATATGACTGTTAAGTGGGATGGTGCCCCAGCGATTATCTGTGGTATAAATCCAGAGAACGGCAGATTCTTTGTAGGTACTAAGTCAGTATTTAATAAAGTACCTAAGATTAATTACACAAGTGCAGACATTAGAAGAAATCATTCAGGTGTTGTTGCAGAAAAACTATCAGCATGTTTAACATATCTCCGTAGAATTGTTACTAATGGTGTTTATCAAGGCGATTTATTATTTACATCAGGTGATAAAAAGAAAACAGATATAGATGGCGAATCTATGATTACATTTACACCTAACACAATTACATATGCAATGCCTGTAAACTCAAATGTGGGCAGACAAATTGCAAGTGCAAAATTAGGTATAGTCTTTCATACAAAATATTCAGGCAAAACAATGCAAGATTTACGAGCAGGATTCGGAACAGTTACGGGTGGGGGTGGCAGAAATGTTTATCTTGCCTCAGCAGGATACCGAGATACTTCTGGCTCATCTAAATTTACATCATCTGAATTAACAAGATTCGATTCACTAATTAGAATGGCACAAGGTTCATTATCAAAAGCAGGCCCAATGTTAAATCAAATGAATAGTAGTGATTCAACATCAGTAGGATTTAGATTAAAAACATTTTTTAATTCTGTAATTAGAAACAGTACAGGTGGTATGGGTAAAGTTAAAACACTACAAGGTCAGTTTAGAGATTATTACGAGAACTTTATCAATGCAGAAATAGCTGCTAGAAAGACAGTCGCAGGTAAACAAAAATTTATACAGGCGAAAAAAGATAATTTAAAATTTATAGACAAAAATCAAAGTGCATTATATATGGCAATTGCAAGTCATGTAAGTTTAGCAAGTGCAAAGAATTTTTTAGTAAGTAAACTATCACAAATACAAAGTATAGGACACTTTCTAAAAACACCAAACGGATACAGAGTTACAGCACCTGAAGGTTTTGTCGCAGTAGACAGAAGCGCTGGTGCAGTTAAACTTGTAGATAGATTAGAATTTAGTCGTGCAAATTTCACGATGGATAAAAATTGGGGATAATATGTCAGTAAAAGAAGAAGAAATAAAAAAGTTTTCAAATAGTATCAAGATGACTACACATGAAACACCTATGTTAGATGAACTAGAGAATGGTCCATGGCCTTCATTCATATCGGGTATTAAGAGACTGAGAGATGACCATCCTGAAGAAAGAATTAACAAGATGACTAATGACCTACTAGGTCAATTAGAACACTCTTACGAGACTAGGAAGGGTTATTGGAAAGGTGGTACAGTATCAGTATATGGTTATGGTGGTGGTATCATACCTAGATTCTCTGAAGTCGGAAATGCATTTCCAGAATCAAAAGAGTTTCATACATTAAGAGTACAACCCCCAGCAGGTAATTATTATACAACAGACATACTAAGAACTTTAGCAGATTCATGGGAAAAGGCAGGTTCCGGATTAGTTACATTCCACGGGCAGACAGGTAACATTATGTTTATCGGTTCTACAACGGAAAACACTCAACACTTTTTTGATGAAATAAACGATTACGGATTTGACTTAGGTGGTGCAGGCCCATGTGTAAGAACTGCTATGTCATGTGTGGGTGCAGGTAGATGTGAGATGTCAAACATTAATGAACACAAGGCACATAGATTATTAGTTAATAACTTTACAGATGATGTTCATAGACCTGCTTTACCATACAAGTTTAAATTTAAAGTATCTGGTTGCCCTAATGACTGTATGAACAGTATCGAAAGGGCAGATATGTCAATTATAGGAACATGGCGTGATGACATGAAAGTAGACCAAGAAGCATGGAAAGAATTTTTAGATACAAAGGGTAGAAAGTATGCGATTGATAATATCATAACTAGATGTCCTACTAATTCTATTTCTATGAATGATGATGATACTGTTGTAATAGATAACAAGTCATGTGTAAGATGTATGCATTGTCTCAATGTAGTACCTAAGGCATTACATCCTGGTGATGATAAAGGGGCAACAATACTCATGGGTGGTAAAAGAACATTGAAGATTGGTGACCTCATGGGTACAGTTATAAAACCATTTGTTAAACTAGAGACAGAAGAAGATTGGGAATATCTAGTAGACTTGGCAGAAAGAACAATAGACTTTTGGGCAGACAATGCCTTAGAACATGAGAGATGTGGTGAGATGATAGAAAGAATAGGATTAGAAAACTTTCTAGATGGTATTGAGGAAGATGTTGATGTCAATATGGTTGCTCACCCAAGAGAATCAAGTTATGTTCGTACTGATGATTGGGATGATGAGGCTAAGAAATGGTATGAAAAGGCAGATGAGAGACATAGTGCATGAAAAGATTTAAGTCTTATATAAAAGAAGAAATACCTGGTATACAAATGAGAATCATTATGTTAGGTGGACCTGGTTCAGGTAAATCAACATACTCAAAGTTTCTTACGAAAGAGTTTATGATACCACATGTATACACAGGTGATATGATGAGAGACTTGGCAAAGATGGATACACCTACTGGTCGTAAAGTTAGAAGTGCATTAGATAAAGGAGATTATGTAGATACTAAAATTGTTTTAGATACATTACAAAAAAGATTACAAAGAAAAGATACAGAAAGAGGATATGTATTAGATGGTTTTCCTAGAAGTATGGAACAAGTAAAAGAAATGGAAGATAGAAACATAGGTTTTGACCATGCAGTTTATCTAGATGTTGCCGAAGAAGAAGTCATTAGAAGATTAATGTCTAGAGGTCGTGCAGATGATAAACCAGAAATAATTAAAAACAGAATTAAAGTTTATAAGAAACAAACACAACCTGTGATAGATTATTATAAAGATAAACTTATAAGAATTAAGGCAAAAGGTGGTGAAGAAATAGAAGACATAGCCGCATTAATAATAAAACAGATTAAGGAAAAAGATGAAAGAATTTAAAAGTTTAAAAGAAGAATACTTACAAGAAGGTGTATATGACCCTGGCATATTCAAGGCATACTTTCTTGCAGGTGGTCCTGGTTCAGGTAAAAGTTTTGTAACAGCAAATGCTTTTGCAGGTTTAGGTTTAAAACTTGTAAACTCTGATGACATACTTACAAGATATTTAAACAAAGAGGGTCTATCTTTAAAAATGCCTGAAAAAGAAAAAGAAAAAAGAGATGAACTTAGACAAAAGGCAAAGATTACTACGGCAGCCAGAACAGATTTATATTTACAAGGTAGATTAGGAATGATTATGGATGGTACTGCTAGAGACTATGCAAAAATATCTACACAACAAAGACTATTTAAATTTTTAGGATATCAAACAATTATGATGTTTATTAATACAAGTCTAGATGTTGCATTAGAAAGAAATGCAAAGAGAGATAGAAGCGTACCTCAAAATATAGTTAAAACAAATTGGAATACAGTACAAAGTAATTTAGGCAGATTTCAAAAACTATTTCAACCTGCTAACTTTTATGTTATTGATAACAATAGTAGTGAAAAAGAATTAGTAACAACAACATTAAATAGAGCTGCAAGTATTGTAAGAAGAACTATGAATCAACCTCATGGTTTTATTGCAAAACAATGGATAGAGAGACAGTTAAGGATTAAACAAAGATGAAATTTTACAGACAATTAATAGAATCAATTATTGATATACCTAGAAAGACTTATGCACCAGGTGTATTTGATAACGCTGATACTGAAAATCCTAAACTAAAACAAAAAGTTTTAGACATGATTGACAAACAGATTAAAGAGTTTGAAAAACTTGCACCTGTTGTATCAACATCATTGATAGGTTCTATACTTACAAAGAGATATCGTAATGACGCTGACTTAGATATCAATGTTTTATTTGATGTACCTGAAGATGAACAAGAAGAAAGAAGGGTACAGTATTCTGGTTTACTAAAAGATATCAATGGCAAAAATGTACCTGGTACAGAACATCCTGTAAACTATTATGTCATTACAGACCCTAAAGTTTTAGAAAACAACAATAGAAAGGCAGATGGTATCTTCTCTATAAAAGATAATAACTGGATTAAAAAACCAGATGAAGATACATTCGAGCCTGAAAAGTACGAGGCAGAATTTCAAAAGAGAGTACAAGAACTTGATATTATAAAAGGCGAACTTAAAAGAGATATCGTAGACTATCAAGAACTCAAACAATTGACAAACAATGATGTATTAAA